CCAGAGACCTCCGAGTTCACCGAGTTCAAGAAGACCATAATATCGATCAAGACCACGCTCATCGTAATACAAACGTATGGTAACATCTTTGTTCTCCTTACTCAAACGCGACTTTGCTGTTTTAGCTTTAATAAGATTTCCAATGACTTCTGTTCCATCTTTTTCTTTCTTTTTGCTGAGATAAATGATCGTAGACGCAGCATATTTGAGACCGCTGCCTCCGCCCATTTCTTTGGTGGGAACGTATGATCCAATGACATCGTAGGTGTGGTTGGTAACAATTAGTGGGATGTTTGCCTGACCCAACTTCAAAGTCAACATCCTGAACGCACCTTTGACAAGTTGTGATTTGGTCATGTCACGAACTTGTTTGTTGTTGAGTGCGTCAGTAATTTCCTTTTCTGTCGAAAGCATTCCTAAAGAGTCTAACACAAACATGCAAGGTTTGCGAGAGTCTTCAGGAGTTTTTAAGTATATATCCACAGCCTTCAGAGCTTTGGATCTAAACTCCTCAATTGTTACGACATTGACCACCACAAGGCGATCCATGTCTATCCCACGACTTGTAAGAAGAGATTTGTTAACAGCGGCTTCAGTGTCAAAATATAGACAATACCCGTCAGGATTAGTATCCAGGAAGTTCTTGACAACCGCAAGCGAGAAAAAAGTTTTTCCAGTACTAGACTCGCCAGCAATGGCAGTAATCTTATTCCCAGATACACCACCAAATATAGAACCTGAAACAAGTCCATTAAAAATGTACGAACCCGTGTCCACATAACTTTCAGTGTCATCGATGTCTGAGGCGAGTTGTGTGTATTCATCGCCAATTTCTTTTACTACGTCTTTAAGAAAATCCATGGGTCACTCGAAAATATAATGTGGGTTTTGAGATTTAAACATCTCTACATCTTCTTCAGTTTTAAAGAACTTAAAGAGTGTTGTGTCTGGATGTTCTTTAAGTTGATACTTTACTTTAATCATAGCATTAGATAAAAAATGATTCAAGGTTTGCAGTTTTTTCGGCTTTCCATCCGATGGAATCCAAAATAATCTTCAGAGGTTCAAGAAAACTTTTCTCAAACTGTAAGTCATAATCCACATATTTGTCAAGTTTCAACTCGTTAGGAAACTGTTGAATAAAGGAAATGATGTTCTCCTGAATCGGATTTGGTTTCTTCAAATAACAGAACTTGATCTTCTCACCGTTACCGATCAAAGAATATTTCTGAGTGAGATTGTTTTTCTTTATGTAGTGATTATAGAGGAGTGCTCCTCGTGCATGAATTGGTGTTCCTTTATCGTAGATAGCATTCACACTACGATACTTATCAACACTGGTTACCGTGCGTGGAAAAGAGATGTCTTCTGGTGTGAGTTGTTTGAACTCTCTTCTAGAGTTCTCGATGAACTCAATCACATCATCCTCAGTCGATACCATGATCAACTTCAGAACATCTTTAATCATCTTCCTACAAGGTGCGGGAGTCGAAGACTTCACAGCTTCAATACCCATGATCTTGAGTTTGGGTTCTGCGTAACGCACACCCTCACTATCCCATACATTCAAGATGTATCGTTTCTTAGCAGTCCAGATTCCACGGTCAGCGATGTTCTCTCGCTTCATCTGCATCTTCTGGTCATAGGCATTTACATACGACGCAAGTTCCTGATAGCTCTTATCGATGAACGGTTCAAATTTTTCCTCACAAATCTTATTAAGTAGGGAAACAATTGCTGTTTTATCGCCAGACTTATTACTAAAAAATTTATCAACAAGAGGTCCGAGATTAAGATAAATTGAATCGGTGTCGGATGCAATTACGTAATCCTCGTCGGTTGTTTGTAAAAGTTTATTTAGATATTCATTCATCTTATTCTCAATCCAACGGATAGAGACTTGACCAGAAAGCGTAATCGCCTCCGCATTGGCCAGTTTATAGTACCTAAAATATTGATTACCAATGGCACCATAAGCAGAGTTGAGTGAAATCTTCTTAGCCATCTGGATATTGTTACAACGAGCGATCTCTTTTTGTAGTGAGGATGAAGGAGTCTTTTCATTTTTCTTCTTAGCATCAATCATCTTCTTTTTAAAGATGACCCGTTCATTGTAATACTGTTGCATTAACTCAGGAAGAAATCCCTGACCATCTTTGCGATACATCGCACCATTAGCACAGACTGCAAAGTCTTTGTGCATCTCAAAAGTTATTTGTTGATTAAGTATCTTATCAACTGTTGCTGATGGGTGCCTGGTATCTTGTAATGTCTCCGGTGAGATGTTGTACTGCATAATAAGATGGGGGTAAAGACTGTTAAGGTCAAAACTGACCACCCAATCATACTTTCCAGGAATCGGTTCTTTGACATATGCACCTGCATACTTAGAGTCTTTGTCTGATCTTTCCTTTGGTGGAATGACAATATTCTTCCTCTTCAAATAATTATAAATGATGCAGTCCCAAAGTCGAACTTGAAAGAAAATGTCCTGATAATTGACCTTAGCGTCATACGCCATGGTCAATGCCAATTCAATCAGTTTAAGTTTATCCTCCAACCTGTCAACCAATTCCACGTCAATGATGTTGTATTCAACAAACTTCTGCCACCCATGAGTGTAGAAGTCTTTGAAGGTATCAAACTCACTGTGATCTAGTTTTTGTTGGCCCAGTTCCTGTTGTGCGATGTAGTCCAGTCGAAACGATTCCTGGTTAGGCGTACCAGGAGACCACCGATACAGACGCATATAGTCCAAGATAGACACGCCACCGATGTCTACACAGTGATTCTTACGACCCTGCACAAACATCTCTGTCTGCGTCACCAGACCCCACGGAGACAGTCTCTTCATCAACTTCTCACCCAGGATGCGACTGATGCGCCCTGCGAGGTATGGCAGGTCAAAGAACTCACAATTCCATCCCGTCACCACATCAGGAGTGTTCTCCATCCACCAACTAATGAATGCGTTCAACATGGTGGGTTCATCTGCGAACTGCAGATAGTTCACATTATCCTGTTTATTGTTGAACGGTCCTACGCCCCAGGTGGTGATCTGTTTGGTATTGAAATCCTGCAGAGTGATTAGAAGAACCTCTTCATTAGCACTTTCAACATCAGGAAATCCCTCTTCGGATTTGGTTTCAATATCAATCGTGTACAGTTTGATTTTGCGAATATCAAACTCTAGATGTTCTTGAGGATAATTATCTGAGATATATTGGTACACATACCTTTCGTTTCCATAGATACGAAAGTTCTCAACTTCTTTGTATTTGTCATAGAACTCACGACAGTCCCTAACAAATCCAGGTTGAATAGCCTCAACGTACTCACCCTCCAGGGTGCGATACTCACTCTTCCTTTTTGACGGTACAAACAGAGTGGGTTTCCACTCTTCTCGTTTCATCACATATTTACCGTTTTCATATCCACGAACAAGGAACTGGTTACCGATGAGTTGTACGTTGGTGTAAAAATTCACTTAAGGATTTCCTGATACATGGTCAAGTATTTTTCGTTGGGGTCAACGAGTGTCAATATTTTATCAGAATAAATCATCATTGTATCCTGAGTTGTACATTCATTCATCCACGGAGTCATATTGTCTCCATCGATGGCATGTGGTTTTATGAGTCTGCAATTCGGATCTCCGATTTCAGCTCCTACTTCTTCAATCTGTGAGATTATCAACTGATTCGTTGATAACAGAAGGATCTTGATCATCTTCTGGTCTTCCATTTACACGTTCCTCATACAATTTTACCAGATTTTCCTGTGGACTAACGATTGTGACTACCCAATCCGCAGAACAAGGGATCTCACGATCTGCTGACAGAGGCACCCAGGGATAAAAAGTCACACTGAGTTTGGAACCAAATTTTTTGGTGGTTCCGTTTTCAGTTTCTTCACCCGTCTCTTCACTGAGAACTTGGGGTTCCTCCTCCGAAAATATTTTAAGAATTAGTGGATCGGTGAACCAGTATCCAATAACGTCTTTACCACCTGTGCTTCGGATCTCTTTTACATCTGCAATGAGATCCTCACCAGATTTCAGTACGACAAGTTTGATATTCATTTGAAAAGTTTTCTCCATTGACATTATAAAAGGCCACCCGACCGAAGTCAAGTGGCCGCTGCATGGCACGCAGGTAAAATTATTTAGATCTCAAAATCCTTACGTGCATGGTGTTCTGGAACAATCTTACCAAGTACAATACTTAATAACCCATCCTCAAATCCAACTGATCTAACTTCCGTTTCATCACTGAGGGTCCAAGATCTGGTGAAAGATCTTTGAGCCACTCCTCTGTGGACATATGAGGTGTCGGTTTCTTTGTCTTCTTTTTGTCCTTCGACAAAGAGTTTTCCGTCTTGTGTGTAGACATGAACTTCTTTTTTGTTGAATCCTGCTAATGCTAGTTCTAGTCTCGATTCTAAGTTGCTGATCGTGACTAGATTGTATGGTGGATAATTAGTAGTTGTTTCGTGAAGATCAAACACTCTACTAAAGTAATCATCCATACCGATGCTGTTCCTATTTATACGATCCAACAAAGCAGGCAAATCTGCAGTGTGGAACCTAGCAAGGTTTCCCATGATTCTTAGCTCCTTTAAAAGCGAGTTTGTGTTGTGTGGACCCCGAAGGCATCCGTTGGCGTCAAAGGGGGATACGTAGATCCCTCTCCCCTGACACATATATTTAACCATAAAACTAAAAAAGAGGCACGGGTAATAACCGTACCTCTCTATATGGTGTTCCGACTTTCGTAGAGACCGCACGAAAAGGTCTCACGTTTATTTATTCACCTTCTGGTTTCTTTCTCTTGCCAATGTTATATTTAGTTTCAAGTTCCCACTCATTCTTTTCTTTATAAGCAAGAACTTTAATCTGATTCAAAGGTGCGATATCAGTTACCTTTGTTGTATCAACAACAGAAATCAATCCCCAATCAAGGAGAAGTTGAATAATACGATTACGTCTTTGAACATCATTCACGGTAATGTTAGCTCTCTTACCATCAAGAGCGAACAGTTCCTTGAAGTGAACAATAAAATACTTACCCTGTTTGTGCAGGATATGGCAACTCTGATAGAGTTTTTTCTCCTTCCTTGATGCAACTCCGATACGTGTCAGTGTTTCACGAACCTTGAGAAAATCATCTGGTTCATTCAAAGTTACCTCAATCATCTGGTCTGGGGACCATCTAATTTCAGGCTCAACAATAGCGCTCATCTTTTACCTCCAGTCTCAAGTCGATCTCTAATATGTGAAAGTTGTTCTGTAGTCAGAATATTCAAGACTTGTTTGGCTTTTTCATTACTATAACCATAATAACGTTTTACAAGGTCAAGGTCTTTAATCTGATCTTTACGGAGCCACGGAGAGAATCTCTTCCGTTTCCTGAGACTATTTAGAAGAAAGTCATATTGTAACTTTTTCGCAAGGTTTGGACTCTTATTCAGTTCGTTCACAAACA